ACAATTTAGAATAACAATTTAATATAACAATTTAGAATAACAATTTAATATAACAATTTAGAATAACAATTTAATATAACAATTTAGAATAACAATTTAATATAACAATTAAAAATTTTTTATATTTATAATATATAATAACAATGTCTTTTTTAGGAGGTAAAAAACAATCTACAACAGAAGGCGGCAATGAACGTTCTTCTACAAGGCAAATTCTAATACGCAATTCTTTTGTTTCTACCAAAACAATCGGATGTTCTCCTATGAATCAGTTTGACAACAATTGTAAAAAAACACATGTACCACTTGGATCAGATAGAATTAGATATAAAAAATTAATGGCAATTAATAAAAATTATAATGGTTAGATGATAAGTTATTAATAATAATAATAATATAACATTAATAATAATATAAAATTAATTAATTTATAATAATAATATAATTAATTAATTACATGTTAACTATACATCAAGAAATTAAAGATAAATTATCTCATTTCATAGAGACAGATAAAATACCTAATATAGTATTTCACGGAAATTATGGAAGTGGTAAAAGAACAATTGTAAATTCATTTATTAACAATATTTATAATCAAGATAATGAATTAATAAAAAAATATGTTATGTATGTTGATTGCGGGCATGGAAAAGGTATAAAATTTATTCGTGAAGAATTAAAATTTTTTGCAAAAACCAATACAAATATAATTATTAATGAAAAAAAACATTTTAAAACAATTATTCTTTCAAATGCCGATAAACTTACAATTGATGCACAATCAGCGTTACGACGTTGTATTGAACTTTTTACTACAACTACCCGATTTTTTATTATAGTAGAGGATAAATATAAATTATTAAAACCTATTTTATCGAGATTATGTGATATTTACATATCAGATGTTTTTATAAAAAATAAAACAATTAACCTTTATGAACATGCGGTAGATAATATGTTTGATGTAAAAAATTATGAAAAAAAACGATTAATACGGTTAAAAAAAGAAATGGAAAAATATGATAAAAATACAACTTATACAGAATTAATGAGACTTTCTAACCGATTATATGAAAAAGGGTATAGTGGAAATGATTTAACTACTTATATTGACCAATTTAAATGTTCCGATAATTCTATATGTAATAATGAAAAATATAAATATCAAATACTTTTAACAATTCATAAAATAAAATCTGAATTTAGAAATGAAAAATTATTAATGTTTTTTATATTAAAATTTTTATTTTTAAGTTCAGAAGTGAATTTAGAAAATATATCATTTATGTAAATGGACGATTATTCCGTTTCTAGTTTAAGTGATTCAAAGAATGAATGGTGTGCGCGATTAGTAAATACACTTACACCAGCAGTTAAAGAAGGTCTTAAATCTATTTTTAATGAAGCATGGAAATTATGTGAAGAAAATACACAAAAAGATAAATATTTAATGACATTTCAGACATTTTTAACACGTATACCTAAATGGAACACGTCAATAATAGAAATTGAAAAAATACGAATTTGTGAAACGACTGGTTGTGGGTATTTAGAAGAATTAATAACGTGTGTTCATATAATTCATTTAAAAGCGCTTACATGTGTTCGTGTTGGTCAAAAACAAAAGAAAATAGATATTGATATTCCTTCTATTGATAAATTTATTCATAATATCTATATAAATGTCGCACGAAAAATATACACAATGATTTATTTATTTGAAAAAAATATAGTGCCATTAGAAATCCAAAAAAGAAATAGGGAATTAGAATGTGTTATTAAAGAATGTATATTAGATACTGTCAGAGACAGCATTCCGATTGAAAATATTTTACGTTCTTATATAGACGAAACAACAGAGGAAGATGTTGAAATAAAAGAAGTTATAGAAGAATCTAATATACCGATATCCGATGAAGAGAGAAATAATAATAATATCAATAGAACAAATGATAATTTAAAAATACATAAAAAAGAATTGGAAAAAGAATTGGAAAAAGAATCAGTATTTGAATCTTCTAAAATAACAGATACAACATCTTCTTATGTAAATCAAGATACGAAATTTAATAATTCAGTGCACGATGTACCTGATAAAATACGTTTTTCAAATGTTGATAACATGATGGATGTAGACGGCAATGAGTCAAATGTAGACGCTCCAAAAACAATTGAACGGTTAGAACAAATTTCATCCAATAATAAAGATAATATGTATGGTGGAGATAATGACACAAATGATGAAGATAATAAATTAAAGATTGGTGGAAATATTTCGTTAGATTTTTCTGATGTAAATGATTTAAATAAATCATTTACTCTGAATGATCCGCCTATTTTAGATGATGTTGAAATTCTTTATTAATTATTAAAATATAAATTATAAGTAAATAATTTGCGTTTATTTATATTTTCAATATTAATTATATAATTATATAGTTGTATTTTTGAATGGAAAATTTATTTATTAATGCTGGTATTATTTCTTTTATATATATATTAGTTAAATTTGCTGAGATGCGTGTTTTTTTAAAAGAAAATAAACCTTTAAAAGAATTGGTAAAAGATACTATTTTTGTATTTATTAGTGTAATTATTGGGTTTTTTATTATTGAACAAATAATACCAAAAGAATTATCAATTCAGGTTACACACGCTTTTGTAGATGCTCCCAATTTTTAAAATAACAAAGTCATTTATTTAATAATTATATTTAATAAATATATATAATTATTATAATCACTCACACTTTATAAATGATGGTATTTCATTAATATCCATTACGTGTGTTGATTTATTATTATTTTTAATTTTCTTTTTATTTACAATATATTTATCAAAATAGGGATGTTCTAATACTTTTGACGGAACATGAGTATGAACTGTTCGTGCGATCATTTTATATAATTTAAAATCAGGATATCTCTCTTCGCCGTTTGACTTATACATAATATTTCTACCTTTATCATCTTTGCACCAATTCGCTATAATTTTGAATATAGGTGTTTTAATATTATCACAATTTTCATCATCGCAATCTTCTTCGTCCATTATATAATCAAATAATGAACAACCTAAACGACATAAATCAAAACTATAATTCGGTTCTAATCTTGGTTTTTTATCATTAAAATAAGGTTCACAATTATATTGTGTTGCTGCGTCGCCTTTTTTATGAAAACTATCACTACATATTATTTTTCCTCTGAATTTATATATTGCTCTTCCAAAATCAATGATTTTAAATATACGACCATAAGTTGGGACTTTATAATATTTTCCATCTAATTTATAATAAAGGTATTCTAAATGAGTTTTATTATACATAACATTGTTTGTATGTAAATCATTATGAGTTAAATTAAACTTTTCTTGAAATGTTATAAGTGACATTAATAGTTGGATTATAATAGAATCCCATTCATGTGGACTTAATTCATGATTCATCATTAATGAATCAAGTGTATTTTCGCATTGTTCAAGAGCAATAGCATGAACTGGAAATTTATTAATTGTTGCGAATAATTCATCATTTTCACCATCACTGTTTTCACTGTTACTGTTTTCACTATGACTGTTTTCATCATCACTTTTTTCACCATCACTGTTTTCACCATGACTGTTTTCATTATCACTGTTTTCACTATTAGTAGTTGATGATCTAGATGAACATGTTGACCCAGAATCACACGATATATTTTTGGATTGTTCATCTGACATATTTTTGGATTGTTCATCTGACATATTTTTGGATTGTTCATCTGACATATTTTTGGATTGTTCATCTGACATATTTTTGGATTGTTCATAAATTAATTCACCATTAATGTTGGATGATAATGTATTCTGAGAATACGATGATAGAGAGAAAATAGAATCTAAATGTGAAATATCTTTTATATCAGATAATTCTAATATTATTTTATCATTATTACCATTATTACCAGTATCATTATTATCTATAAAATATAATTTTTTCTTATGATTACGAGTATAAGAATTGCTATTATTTATTAAATCTGTATCTACGTTAAATAAAACATTATTATGTTTTTGAAAAAATGTAGAATCTAACATATATTCGGTTTCATCAAAAATATTTACTTCAAAATTATTTTTAATTCCAAGAAAGGAACCATAAAAATCTAATCCATGAATAAAATTATGTTGATGTAACAATTTACTGGTTAAATAACTAAAAAACCCATCTACATATGCATGATTATTTGGATCATTCATTTTTTCATTTATATTATTTATATTATTAATATTATTTATATTATTAAAAGTGGGTAGAGAAAATAATTCATTATTGTAAATCTCATATTTCCCAATCATATATTTCACTGGATCAAGCAAAGGACAATATTTAATAAATATATCTTTATTATGTTTTTTCATATCACAATCAGTAACGGTTGCCTTAAATTTATTATTAGATTCAGTAGTATTAATACTATAAAGAGAGAAATGATGGTCTAAATTAATACTATTAAAATTGGTTTCATTTAGTGAAAAAAAATTATTATAAATAGGATTATAATTTTGCGGATTAGTTATATTTGTTAGTTCTGAGTTTTCAAAATTATTAAATAACACAGAATTATCTTTTTTTTTATAAGAAAACATCATAGTTCTTCTAAATATAAATTATATATTTTTTTAACTCATAATTTATTTATATTATTTATATTATTTATATTATTTATATTATTTATATTAATAACAATATTAATATTATTATCTATAGTGTTATTGTTATTGAGTATTATTGTTAAATAAATATGCGATTAAAATAAATATGCGGTTAAAATAATGTATTATTATATAAAAAAATATTAGATTAGAATTTATTTATAATATTTAATATGACTTTAGAACTAAGAAAATTTAATATGCGTGATATTAGTTTTAAACCAAGTGAAAATAAAGGTCCTGTCATTGTATTGATTGGACGGCGTGATACAGGTAAAAGTTATTTAGTTCAGGATTTATTGTTTTATCATCAAGATATTCCTATCGGAACAGTGATATCAGGCACAGAAGCAGGAAATGGGTTTTATGCTCAACATATACCAAAACTATTTATTCATGATGAATATAATACCGCAATTATAGAAAATATTTTAAAACGTCAAAAAACCGTTTTGAAGCAAGTAAAAAAAGAATTTGAAAATTATAAAAAAAGTAATATTGACCCAAGGGCATTTGTTATATTAGATGATTGTTTGTATGATGCTTCTTGGACAAAGGATAAATTAATGAGATTACTTTTTATGAATGGTCGTCATTGGAAAATTATGTTAATTATTACTATGCAATATCCGCTTGGTATTCCTCCAAATTTAAGAACAAATATTGATTATGTTTTTATATTAAGAGAACCATATATTGCGAATAGAAAAAGAATTTGGGAAAATTATGCTGGCATGTTTCCTACATTTGAATCATTTTGTCAAGTTATGGATCAATGCACAGAAAATTACGAATGCTTAGTTATTAATAATAATTCGAAATCGAATAAATTACATGATCAAATTTTTTGGTACAAAGCAGAATCACACGGACCTTTTAAATTAGGATCAAAAGAATTTTGGGAATTATCCAAGGATTTTAATTCTGACGATGATGAAGGAGATACTTATGACCCGCAAAATGTAAAAAAACGCGGTCAAGGACCTAAAATTAGTGTTAAAAAATCGAAATGGTAAATTATATTTATAAAATCTTATATAATATATATTTTTTGATTAAAACATTTATTATTTTCTATAATATCCTCTTTGTTAATTTCATTTTTATAGTTATAGTCACAAAAATGTTGTTCCGAATGACGGTGTTTTACACAAAATATTTTTTCACATTTACATTTTCCAATAAGTGATATAGAAAGAGAAATTTTTTTATTACACGTTTCAAATGAACAAATCATAATGTATAATTATATATTATATAATTATACATTATATAATTATATATTATCTAAATAAATAATAATTTTGAATTAATTTTATTATTTATTTAATTAAATTTAAAATAGTTATCTTCATTGATTGACGTGTATTTAAATTGTATTCATTACAATATTGTCACTCTCAAATAATTGTTTTTGAATTTCTTCAATGGTAACATTACTATTTTTATCATTTGTATCCATATTTTTTACACTAACCAAATCACCGTGTTCATTCAAAGTTTGAGTAAGAACATTACCACTTTCTAATGCTTTCTTTTTATTTTCTTCCATAGATTTCTCTTTGCTTTCACGTACACGCTTTTCAAACTCAACTTTGGCAGTCTTCTCATTCTTTTCTTTTTCATTCATAATTTCATTTAATTCATCTTCCAAGTATTCAACGCGACCGGTTTTATATGCCTCTGGATGAAATGGAATCCAAGTTCCTACTGGACCAACATAAACATCATGGTTAGGATCAACTTCACGCAACATTTTACAACGAAGTTCGGCTTCTTGTTGGGTAGGATAACTGCCGCGAATTTTAATACCTCTTACATTAGTTTGAAAATTGTGCTGTTTCTTAAAATCATCATTAATCCGTTCTTCATTTGTATCAAGAAATGTTTTATAATCATCTTCTAATGAAGTCATAAATAAATTATCCTTTTCCTCTTTACAAAATTCTTGTAAATCTGTTGTCAAATCAACCATTTTTAAATTATATTTATATGACAAAAAACTCATAAAATGATTAAATTTTTCTAAGGATTTATTCATATCCCATTGCTTTAGGAATTGTTCAAATTCATATAATTCGCGTTTCTTAATTATGTTTTCCGGAGAAATAAAAGAGATACACGAAAATTTTTGTCCGGCAACAGATTTATCTTCATCTAATAAATCAATGTATTTAGAATTAATTGTTCCATCACCATTCAAACGATGCTCATAAGTAGACATATTAGTATAGTATATCATATCATACAGTTTCTATTTTAAGTATATTTTTTATTAATTAGTATATTTTATTAATTAGTATATTTTATTAATTA